GGAAGGGGAGGCGGGGGAACCGAAGGCAGGAAGCCCGAGGGGTTGCCCGTGGGCGGATAATAAAGACCGTCGGCCACCGTGGTCGTCGAGTAGTCCGCAGCCGTGGCTGTGGAAATTGTTCCGAGGCCAGAGATATCCGTATTGTCTAGCGTAACCGCGCCGACCTTGCCAGCGACCGAGGTCACAGGGGCCGAGGTAAGGAAGCCGCTAGGGTTGCCGACCAAGGGATAGTACGTCGAGGCCGCGGTGGTCGCCGCGAGCTTGAGGTCGAGCGCGTTCTGTAGATCGGTCTGCGTCGAGAGCGTGCCAGTGATGGCTCCCCAGGCCACCGAAGTATCAGGGGTGACGCCACCCACGTTGACCACCCAGACCGCGTACGTTCCCGAGCCGGTGTGATGATTGATGTCCACCGTGAGTACTCCAGTGCCCGAGTTGTAGGTGAGCACCTCGCCGTGCATATGGTTCGAGGCGTCATAGGAAATCGTCAGGTTCTGGGTCGGCGTGTACGAGAGGCCAGTGCCAATCGTAAAGGTCTTGTTGCCGTTGCTGATTGTGTTGCTCGTCGTCGAGCTAGTCAGGTAGCGGTCGCCAGGGATGACCACATCCCAAGCCGCGTTCTTGCGGGCGTACTGCGAGCCGTTGGAAGGGGCGTCATTGACGACAGCCAGGGAGCCGAGGCCGAGGTTCGTGCGCGCCGTCGGTGCGTCCGCTAAGTCGGAGAGGTTGTTCGCCTTGACCGCGTAGGCCGACAGGTTGACGGTCGTCCAGTCGGTGTTGTAGTTCGTGCCGTCAATCTTGGTCAGGAACTGGCCAGCCGTACCGCCGACAGGGACGCCTTGACCAGGAGCTCCGGCAGGCCCGGGGACGCCGACGCTACCCGACAGCGTGCCATCGACGATGCCGGTCACCGTACCTGTCACCGTGGACTGGTCGGCGGCAAACGTGCCGGTGATGTTCCCGAAGGTCGAGGCCGTCGAAGTGATCGTCGCGTCAGGCATGGCGGCGATTAGACGGTCACTACGTCGAGGACTGACACCCTAAAGATTTCGGTACGCGAAACCGTGGAGCCAGGGAATACGAACTTAATGTCCCAGCGGGCTAGGCCCAAGGACCAGTCGGCGGTCGTGCCGGGGTAACTGACTGTGAAGGACAGGCCATCGTTTGCCGTGACAACCGTAAGCGCGTAAAGGTTTCCGCACCTGTCCTCAAGGGTCGAGGTAATGGTCGTAGCCAGCAGGTTAACAGGGCCAGAAGCGCCCGGGGTCCAGCTGAAAACGCAGGCGAACGTATTGCCCTGCGAGATTGAAACGCTGTTAGACATGGCTACTTATTGCGGGAAAAGTAGGGTTTAGGTCAGGTCAGGTGATTTGCACTAGTTTGCCGATGGTAAGGATTGGGGTTCCGTTGTCGCCGGGTACGTTAACAACAGGGGGGACCAAGGCCATGGCCGCTGTGATGACAAAAGTATTGTTGGGAGGGGCGGGTTGAAACTGTACGGTTTCACCAGTGAGTTCCCCTATGTACGTATCGTGGTCGAAGTAACGCAGCTCGACGTCCATACCTGTGGCCGGGAAGGGCTGACAATCTAACCGCACGTAAGGGATGGTAAAATTACCAAGGGACGGAACAGCGACCGAGGTAAAATCAAACCCTCCCTTTAGCCATCCGCTGCCAGTCGCCGCTGACTTGAAATAGTTCCCGAACATGCCTACGGTGTATTCTTGATTGAAGTCCTCAACCGGGGTGTCTGGCAATGAATAATCAATTATGTAGACAGGGGAATACCTATCTTGAATCTGATACTCACCAGCCAAGCGGCGAAGCTTACCCCACGTGGATAGGCTCCAGCCGCTTGCGCTTGGTGCTCCGATCAGGAAGCCCATTATACGCGGGCGAAGTAGTATTGCGCCGTCTGCGTTCCCATCTTGAGGCGGTCAGCCCAGAGCGACCCGGTGACGAACTGCGTGATGGTTGCGCCGTTGACCTCGGCAATCTTGATGTAGCCTTCGGTATCCGTGTCGGATGGGATGGGCGTACCGATGTCCCACTCGAAGCCTCCTGCGTCTGGGAAGTTGGGCGAGAGGTAAGGCACTTTGAGCCATACGTCGTAAGCAAAGGCAGACACCGTGATGTCCGACAGGATGTTGCCAGGGACCACGTTGTTGACCGTTCCCGACTGAATGCTGTAGGTATAAAGACCAGCGGACTCGGATAGAAGAGTGACCTTGAAGGGGTGGTCGAAGCCAAAAGGAGGCTCGGGGACGCAAGAGCCGTAGGACGTCCATGAGAAGTCCGCTGCCGTCCAGTCTGCCGGTCCGATAAGCAGGTCGTAGTAAGCAAGGTTATTAGGGACGATGCTCTCAAGGTTGTCTTTCTGTAGGTAGTTGGAAATATCGTTCCAGTTGTTAGCCTCGTATGCGTTGTACGGATCATCGGCTGACTCCACCCAGTTTGCCACATTCATCAAGGTTGTTCCGATGAATTGAAGCGGGATGGACAGGTCGATTGAACCGATGACCTGTTGCGACACCTCGTAGGTCGTTGTCGGGATACCGACGGTGTTGTTGATAATAGCGGGAACTGCGACCGAAGTATTTGCAAGGTCGTTAAGATAGGTGATGTCTAACTTGTTTGCACCTGACGCGGTAACGCTGGTGCTTCCCCTCAGCTCTTGAATGGCCTTGAGGGAGTTAGCAAGGTTCCACTGGAACTGTCCGGAGAGGTTGCCACTGTTAAGGGGATTGAATGGGTCGAACGGGTCGGTGGTATCCGTGGTGAAGCCTGGCGCGTACTGTAGTTGGAAACTCCCAGACTTCTTGGCAGCGGGCGGCAGGGTGATGCGGTGCACCTCGTTGCTTGTGGCCGTTGCCGCGTGCAGGACTTCAACCGTCGGCGCAACAACAGGGGGAGTGTAAGCAGAGATAACTGCGATTAACTTAACGGAGTATCCCCAGTGCACAGGCAGGAACCAAGTCGTGTGGCAGTTCCCGAAGTCTCCGCTAAGGCCAGTCGAGGCGGCGTCGTAGCCCTGCATCTTCTGGACGTTGGTCGTGTTCACATACTGGGAAGAGCCAGTCTGAGAGAAAATCTTTGAGGCCACCGGGTCGGTTTCTGCAAAGATAGAAACGAACGGAGCGTTCTCTTGGATTAAGGGCGAGCTAGAAGTAGACCCAGCCATGTCCAGTTTCGAGATGGTAACGTAGTATGTACCGCTGGAAGGCATCGCATAATAACCGCCGTTCTCCATCCAGGGGCTGTCAGGGTCGCCACCGTCCACCGCAGTGATGCCAGGGCGAACCGCCGCCGCGTAGATCCAAGCCTGCCGGGTGTCACTAACGGCTCCCTTGTAGATTTCGGGCATATTGGAAACCGTGAAGTTGACAGCGCCTGAAGCGATGCGGACATACTGAATAGCACCGACGACCACGGTCTCGACTTGGAACTGCTGGACAAGGTTTGTGGGTATATCAGGGAAGCCCGGGCCGTTGATGTCAGGGAATAGAATCTCAGGGAACGTGACGCCTAGGTATAGGCCATCGCCTAGGGGGGGCGTCCAAGGCTTGTTGACATCCAGCGTGAATCCGCTCGACGAAGCCGATAGGTTATATCCGTTGCCGGGCTGGATTGTGCTCATGGTTTACAGGATGCTCGAGACGCGGTATACCGAATCCGGCCAGCCTTGCACGTTATAACGCACCTCGTAGTTAACCTTATACAGTAAGCCGTAGTCCTGCACGTTGACTTGAGACAGCAGTAACTGATCGTACCCGCCGTTCTCAGCTGAGGCGTGCCAGGTCGTGCCAGCATAGGTCGGAACAATCATCGGCAGCACGCCAGCCCAGTCGTTGTCGTAAGAGGTGGTCCCCAGATAGGAGAGCATATTCTGAACCTCTATGGCTTCGCTTGTGTAGAAGTGGCCGGAGAAGGAAGACTGCGGGGCAAGGTAGTTGGTCTTGCCGTAGAAGTGTCTATGAGAAGGGTCGACGAAGCCGATGAATCGGCCACCGTTTGAGGATTCAAAGCAAGCGCCATGCTGACCAATGTATGACTGCTTCTTGTTAACAAGGGCAACAGTATCGCCAGCGATAACTTGAACATAGTCACCAGTATTTTTAATCTCAACCAGCGGTCCGAGGGGAGACTGGGTAAACGACCCTTGAGGGCCAGCAATCAAACCAACGTAACCATCCCCACCAGTGGTAAAGAAGTTAGGGTTAGTCGTGATGCTCTCAGAGGTAAGGCCGTTAGACGCGGCGACTTCTGGGTTAGTGTAGACGCCACCGTTAGTGGTCAGGTCGATGCCGATATAGTCTACCGTGATAACGGCCATGCCCAGGTTGTCGTAGGTAACGGAGAACTTATGGGCGGCCAGCTGAGGATTGAGGGGGCAGGTCGAACCACGGTTACCGACCGACAGATCGTTGTTGGTGTTAGCCTTCCAGACGACCGTAGCCGTAAGCAGGCCGTAGCCGTCGTTACTCACTTTGCCGCCGGGCTGTTGAACCGGGGTCGTTAGGTCGTTGCCGTAGTCTTGACGTGCCATAAAGTTATTTGCTCTTGAGCATGGATGCGCGGGATGGAGCCGGAGCGTCGGCGGCGTTCAGCCAGGATGTAGTCCGGCCACCTCCTGCGTTGGCAATCGTGGCAAGCAGGTCGTTAGTGCGCTTGGCCTCTTCCAGCTGAGAGGTCATGGCCTCAAGCACCGGGTTAGAACCGACGCCGATCACGTTGCCAAAGCCTTCAGGGGCTTTGAACGCTTTGCCAGTAAGGCCAGCGCCACCAGCACCAGCGGCGGCGGCTTCTTGCCCGATAAGGGCTTGGACTTCGGCTTGGACTTTTGGATCTAAAGCAATTTGACCACGGATGAAAGATGATTCAATAAGGACGCCACGCTTTTTCATTTCACGCGAAACGATTTCATCGGCAGCGTCAGTTGCCAAAAACTCTTCTGTGGTTTTTACGCGCTGAATCTTTGCGGCTTCTGCGTCTTCGGATGCTTTCTTTTCGTTGTTCTTCTTGTTTGCCCAGTAATTGTCCTCGGCTGACATAAGGGCGTTAGTCCCATTAATAGCGGCCTGATTGGCGTCTTCGTGTTTCTTCTGGTTATCGGCGATAATCTTACCGATGAAAGCCATGGCCGTTCCAAGCAACGCCATGGGTCCTAGGAAGGACAGGAAGATGTCTTTAAAGGATGATCCAAACTTCTTGCCAATGCCTTCTAGTTGCTTGTCAAAACCGCTTACGGCGGCTTTAGCGCGGCCGGCTACCTGCTCGGCATTAGTGTCCCCAGTAATGCTAAACTTAATTACGTTGCTCATGGGGTTTCGGTTTCGAGTTTAGCGATTAGGTCTTCGTCTTCCTTGGTTAATACCTTCATGTCAGCGCCTTCGCTGATTGCAAAGCAAGAGTGCAGCCAGATGGCCTGCGACTCTGGCATGGTCCACGCACGCTCTTCGGAAATGCCGTGGTTCATCAGGTTACAGACCACGGTCAATACCCAGGGCATCCCGGTCGTGTTAGTGTGCTTGGCCTTCTTCTCCCAGAACTTAGGCCAGGACTCAATCAGGACGAACTCGGTAAAGCGGGACATCTGCTTAACGAAATAGGTTTCGCTGTAGCTTAGACGGCTTAGATAGAAACGGTCCTTCAGTGTCAGTTTGCCGATAGGCTCACCGGCACAGATTTTAACCGCGATCAGGAGGTCGAGCGGACGGACGTCCTTACCGGGCACAACGAACGGAGACTCTACCGCTTCCAGCTGCAGACGACGGAGCAGGGAAAATGGGTCAACGTAACGACCTAGCACGCGGAGGCGGCAGGGGTCCGTGAACGCGCTTAGGCAGCGCTTGTCCATCGGTTAGACGACGGCCTCGTAGCCGACGGCAGTGATCGTTACTGAAGAATAGGATTTTACCGAGCCTTTATCTGAGACCTTGGTCACCCAGCCTGAGAAGCTAGTGGAAGCACTTCCGCTCGTGTAAGACGCGGCGGTGTTAACCGTCACCGAAAAGGCTGCACCGAGAACCGGCATCGCTGTCGTTTTCGCAATCAGCTCGCACGTAATCTGGGTCTTCCTATCGTCACCGCGCCAAGCAACCGTCAGTCCGTTTTCGTCAACGATGGTGGCTTCAGAGTTGAACTCTCCATCATTGGTATAACTTTGCACCACGGCGTTCGTAACGGTGGTATTCGGCAGGGCGTAGATCGCGCTGATGCCTTCGACGATTGCGGCACACATGGTATACCTATTGTTTTAGGGGTAAGGTTACGGCTGGGGGTTGACCACGACTAGGATGTCGTAGCTGAAGACGGACGCCCAAGAGCGTTCGTTTACCCCTTCGTCCTCGGACTGGGGGGTGACGTCGTAGCAGAGGGCATCGCCCCCAGCCACAAAGACAGCCTGAATAGCCGCAAGGTCCTGCATCGCCCCGGCCACGGCAGCGCATCGGGCGCGGTGCTCGGCTAGGGTGTTGTCGTCGGCAGATGAGAAGACGGTGCTCCGCGTACCGCAGGAGTAGTTACCCAGTCCCTGGGGCAAGTCGTTAGGCGCTCGGGCCGAGTCGCAGAGGACGATGGCCTTTGGCAGTACGTTGGTATCCGCACCGTCGCCGGTGTAGATATACACCCCAGCCAGTTCGGTCTGAGCTGAGAGGTGAGAAGCGATAGCGGCTTCGAGGATTTGGCGTGCGGATTTCGTTCCCATAAAGGTGGTTATTTTCGGTTAGCCTTATCGATGGACTCTTGCAGTCTGGCTTTGATTGATTGTGGGTTGTTAGCAATCTGCTTAACGCGGTTGCCGTAAACAATGTTCTCCATGCCTGCATCAGTTGCAACGTTGTTGATATTCCCTATCAGATTAGTGGCAGTCATAGACGTGCCTGTAGGGGTCTGATTCATGGAAAAGAAACCCATGGCTGATCGGTTGGCATCCACCCAGGGGGCATCGTAAACACCGTAGTTCCGAGCGTTACCCTTTGAACTGACTAGCGGAGGGATTAAGCGAAGGGCTGTAGCCCATGCGGCCTTAGTGTAGCCGACTTTCATTTGGCGCTCGGCAATGTAAGCCTGCAGGAACAAAGCAGTTCCTACCATGTATTGAGGGCCACCTACAGGGGCGTTCTTAGGCCAGCGTCCACCGACTTTCTTTTTGTACCTTTCATGAATGCCGCGCAGGTCGTTAGTCGGGCCTTCAATGGCACGAAAGGAACCATCAGCTCGGGCTTTGTTTAAATAGTTCTGGGCCTTGGCAAAGGCGCGGCGGGTATCGCCGTCCTGCATAATCTTACGCATGACCGGGGAGAGGCCCTTGATATTCTTCTCGGTCGGCTGCAGGGCGATGAAGTCCATCCAGGAGCGGCCAGTAGGGCCAGTGCCTTGAACCGCGTTAATGACTTGCCGGAGGAATACGCCCTTTGACCTCATGGGCTGATCCATGGGAATAAAGATGCGCTTAACGTCCTTAGCCAGTTTGCCCATGCCCGCTTTGTGCGCAGCCACGCTTAGGCCACGTCCACCGCCTGCAGGCATAGGCGGGGTAAACGTCATAGCGTCCCGGAGCATCAGGCGCATCTGCTCGTTAGTGATAATGCTTACATCAACCTTAACATCCTTAGCGAACTGGGCAATGGCCGCGTCAAAGTCGGCCTTTGACTTGGGGTCAATCGGTGACGACTTTTTAGCCATTATTGATTGTCGTCTACGCACTCTAGCTCGATGACCGCGCTAGTCTGCTTGTAGGATTGGCCCTTGATACGGAGGACCTGACCGTTGACCGTGAACTTCTTACCTTCGCCCAGGGCGGCGATAGGGACGCCCGAGACGATGGTGGCGACCTGACCCCCAACCCGACCGTCAGAAGCCGTCCAAGGGGCCGTAGCGGCGGCGAAACGCACCGTCCACATCTTCTGGTCAACGAAACCCCCAGAGTCGAACTTAGGGGTATTCATCGGGCGGGACAGTCCGACGAGGAATAGGTTAGCGCCGACCGTGGCCGGGACGCCGATATCGGCTAGGAGACCTTGAAAGTCTGGCAGGAATGTATCGTAAATGCTCATAGGTTGGGAGGATGGGGAATTGGAGATACAAAAAAGCCCCCATCGCTGGGGGCTGTTTCAGGCCGTCAGCCCAGATTAGGCGCTGTAGACGGAGGCGATCGTACCAGTCGTGATGCCCTTATTCGCACCGAACATCAGTTCCATGGAACCGACGAGGTTACGAGTGGTGGGGTCAGACCAGACGTTGTAGTAGACCGAGATACCGAGACCTTCGATCGGGACGACTTCGCTAACGAGGAAGTCAGCGCCGACGTTCTCGAAGGAGGGAGCAGCGCTCGCGAGGGCCACCGCTTCAGAACTGCAGGCGAAACCAGAAAGGTTGGCCTCAGAAGGGAAGAGGTTAGCGTAGAACACGCCACCGTCGAAACCGTAAGCACCAGCCGAGAGAGGCAGGCCAGTCGTGGACGTCGGGATGAGCTGGGAGTAGATGCCCGGGTTAACGATCAGGGTCTTGCGACCAGCCTTGGAGACACCGGCCCAGAGAGCGCGGAGCTGAGCAGAGCCAGGGGTAACGGTCGAGTCAGCACCAGTGACGGTGGCAGCACCGAAGTTAGCAACCGTGATAGGAGCGGTAGCGGCGGCCCAGATGGAGTCGGCCAGCTTGTCCATGTTGATCTTCAGAATCTTCTCCAGACGGATACCGTTCTGGATGTCAGCGTAGGAGAGACCGAACGGCTGGTAGAGGTGGGCGAGCGTGACGGCAGTCGCACCGAGGGTGGACGCGCCGATGCTGTTGAAAGAAGTTGGGTTGGTCAGCGTGGTGCTGCCAGCGGTGGAGAGAGCCACCTGAACGACGTCCATCGGGCGCTTCACGTCAGCCGAGAAGTCGGACGAGAAGTTGGCGAGGCCGGCGAGGCGATTCGAGAGGGAGGTGAGGCTGAGTTCGGCGACGGTATCGACGATCAGAGCGCTGTTGATGGTGTTAGCCATGATGTGTTATATTTGGGGGGTAGAGATTATTTAGCGGAAAAGAGGACAGCCTTGTGCTTCTTGAAGAAGGCGCGGCGTTCAGCACCGACAGGCATCGCGGCATACTGCTCGCAGATGGAACCGACGACAGCCTTGGCGACAGGAGCGGCGACCGGGTCAACGCCAGAAGCGGCGAGGATGACGGCGGCTTCGGCAGAGCCGGTGGCCTTGGAGGCTTCAAGCTCGGCAACCTTGGCGTTAGCCTCGGCGAGAGCGGTTTCAAGTTCCTGAACCTTCTGGGCGTGCGCAGCGGACTCGACCTTAGCGGCTTCGAGTTCAGCGGACACGTCAACGACAGAGGCTTCGACCGTCTTGCGAAGGTCGTCGCGTTCAGCGGTAAGGGAGACGACAGCGGCCTCGGCGGCCTTGAAGCGTTCTTCGATGGTCATATACTATTGCGGGGCGGGTAAGGTTATGCGTCTTGCTCGAAAGCGACGAGGGCTTCGGCAAAGGATGAGGCTAGGCCAGTGATCAGGTTCTTAGAGGCGGCTTCGCGGCCAGTGAACACTTGGCCTTCCATGTCATCGCGGGACGCCATCGAGCGCTTGCGGAGGACGGTCTGTTTGAACTCTTCATGCATGGCTTCAATGGTTTCGTTTTCCATCTCGCGTTGTTCGTCCGTATAGCCTTCGCCAGCGATATTAGGGGCCTTGTATTTGCCAGAGCGGAACACCTCGACCTTAATACCCATGTTCTTAAAGGCTTCCTCGTAGGACTCGTCTACGGCGATCACACCTATCGAACCCACAACAGCCGAGGGGCTGGCGTAGACGTAGTCAGCCTGACTGCCGGTGTAGTATGCCCCGGAGGCCATCAGTTTGCGGGCATAGGACATCGTCGGCAGGGGGATGCTGGCAATCTTGTCGGCGAGTTCGGGCGTACCGACCACCGTACCGCCGGGCGAATCAATCTCAAAGGCGATGCGCTTGACGGCAGGGTTTGCGAGTAGCTCGTCAATCTGTTCGCCAATTTCGCCCATGTCAGAGGCCCCAGTCATCTTCTCAAACTTGGTCAGGCCCATAGCCAGGAACCCCGACAGCTGGACGACGCCAGTCCCGCCCTGGGTAACGTAGGGCTTAACGACCGGGTTAAAGAACATATCGAGCACGCCGTCGATGACGCCGTACTTCTCCGCGTACTTCAGATGGTTCGCGGCTTTGATGGGATCGCAGAGCATAGGCGCTCCGCTTAGTCCTTCGATGATGCACTTCATGGGGTAGAGGGGGGAGGAGGTAGGTCGAGGTTTTCAGCCACCGCGTCGGGCGTCTGGCTGGACGTCTGGCCCTGTTGTAGCCAGTTGAACTGCGACTGATAGAGCATCCAAAGCGGCAGGCCACGGTCCTTGGCTTTCTGCACGCGCTTCTCGGCTTCGACCGCTAGGGCTTCCAGCGTGTCGTCAAAGGTGACGCCCTTCTTGCCGAGGATAGCCTGGGCAGTGGTAAGACCCATTTGCAGGTCGGCTCGGTCTTGAGAGGCTTCGCGGCCAGCGTCCACGGTGATGTCGCGGGGGGTAATCCACGTCTTGCGGTTGAAGTCCGGGTCATCGGGAATCTTCCCCTTGGCGATGCCGTCGGCGATGACGTAGTCGTAAACACGGTCGAGGCTATCGATGAGAATCGATTGCCACTTCCCGGCCCATCGTGACACGCGGCCAGCGACCAGTCGGACGGAGGAACCGCCTAGGACGCCAGGGGTGACTTGATATTCGTAAGGGAGCAGACGTACGATGTCGCGCTCGATGGCGGTCATCATTCCCATCCACGCAGCTGACGGGCGGGTTTGAGCGAGCTGGGTTAGGTCCTCATTGGTATCGACCACCAGCATCTTGCCGCCCATCTGGCTGGCAATCTTCTCGCATGAGTTAGCATCGCCGGAGAACTTGGCCGCAGGGTCGTCTTGTAAAACGCCACCCTGCTTTTTGAGGATGAGCGTATGATCCGCACCAGTGCGAGCAGCCCTGACCTCTAGGCCGAACACCTCGAGGTGATCCTGGACCGAGTTGAGGCTAGATTGCAGCACAGCGTAACCGCGAACAGCAGAGGGGCGGTCGTACTCCATAATCTGGAGCATGGCCGAGGCAGGGACATAACGGTCTTTGCTGGCGTCGCCAACGTAGACATTCCAGCCTGTGATTTCTCCGTAGGTTCCTAGGTACGCACCGTCCACGTTAGTGTTGTTGAACGCATCGCGCGGAGTCCCGACGCGGTGGGCTTCCAGAATCTGGACCGCTGGAACCCCGGTCTTCGGGTCGTTAGTCAAAATGCCGAAAGAGTCACCGTCGATAATCGCCCCAGACATCCACATGGACTGAAGCTGGCCGAGGTTATAGCGGCGGGTCAGGTCGCAACGCACCGACCAGTCGCGGAAGTATTTATCGTAGGCCGCAGCGGTCTTGGCGTTCTTAGCCAGGGACTGAGCCATGAGGCCGTCACCGACAGAGATTAAAACAGCTTCGTCCACGCACTGCTTGTAGATGGGACTATTACGGACAGCCCAGCGGGACTTAGCCATCATGGCCGTCCGCGTCGCAGAGTTAACCTCGGTGCGCTGATCGGCGACCCCACCGATGAACAGCATCCGGCGAGCGCCAGACTGGGTCGTGCTCGCGAACTGCGAGTAAGACGCCGAGGGTTGCTTCTTAGCCGCCTTGGCTTTGGAGGTGGTTTTCTTTGGAGCCATTAGAGGTCAACGCGGTTATCCCAGTTAACTTGGATGGAGGTATGAGCACCACCATAACGTGAACTGTCGATGCGGGATAAAGCGTAGTTAATCTCTAGGATGCGGGTAGCAGGGGGCATGCCGAACTGCTTGTTAACACTCGTGCCGGAGTCAGAGTACGAGGAGACAGCCAATCCGAGGTCAGCAAGGGCCTGTGCTTTGTATTGCAACAAAGTATCCTCCGGGACGCCTACGTAAATGCCTAGGGCCATATAACTATTGGGGGGCAAGTAAGGTTTGCGGTTCGTCCCTGCCGATCAGACCCCAGCGAGCGGCGATGAGCATCCCAAGCAGTTCACAGTCTAGGGCGTGGTTATGCTTAACCCCTTGCCGTAGACGCCAGATAGGCTTACCCGCATCCTTTACCCTCACCTCACTGTTGAGCTGATCGATATATTCGGGCAGGGCATCTCGCGAGAACGTGAACACCTTACGCGCGCGCATACCGTGGAACAGGTCCTTGCCCGACAAGTTAGACCACACGATAAGCGACGTGGGGTTGCGGACGCCCGGCACGTGAATGGCGGTCGGGGTGTTGTAGAACCTACGCACCGCGTCACCGGCCTTCGTCTTGACGTTGAAATACTCCTGGCCTGAACCCTTGGCACACTGCCAGCCGCGAGAGGCGCACTGCTTGTAAACCTCTTGGGTCGAGTTGCCGTCACCAGAGTCTACCATTACGAGCTGCGGGTGGACCCCATGCTTGACCGCTAGGGCGTCTAAGCCGCCCCACTCCGTCAGGCCATCAGTGCTGTTGACCTTGCCGAAGTGGACTAAACGGCTGTGCCCGGTCCGACTCCACTGGCGCACGATTGTCCAGAAGTGGTCCCCCTGACAGTCCACGGAAAGCGTCTGGAACTTAACCGAGCCATCAGGCGCGTCGGCCTTGTCCACGATCTGGCCGCGTGGACCGATGTAGGCAACCGCCTCCCAAGGGTCTGCCATGGCGTAGTCCGAGGACTCGGTGCTGACCACTAGTGAGCCTGTGTCATCTGACCAGGGCTGTGCCAAGAACTGGGTCTTGAAAAGTTTCCTTGGGGTTATGTCGCCCATCTCGGCAACCTCCTTAGCCTTGATCATGTCCACGGCCAGAGACCCCCAGCTCGTAGATGCCAGAGCGTTGACGTGCAGTCCGACGTACCCGGCTTTCTCGGCCTTGGCCGTAGAAACAAACCCAGCGCCGCGCTCGACTTCGTTGCACGTGGTCCGCACCTCATCGTTGTCCTCAAGCCTGACCTTGCACTTGGAGCACTCGTAGGTCGTGCCGTTCTGGACGGCCTGAAGGTCCCAGCCCTCGATACCCTTAGCCCCTTCGGGGAATCTGATGTAGTCCCACAGGAACGGCTGGCGATGCTGGCACGTTTCGACCGGGCAAACGAAGTGCCACTCCCTCTGGTCGGTCATCAGGTAGAACTTCCAAAACTCAGCGCCTTGGCCTTCAATGTCCCCTGGCTGGCTTTCGTAAACGGCCTTCGACGCGAACGCCGCCGCCTTGAGTCGGCTCATGCTCATGGCGATTGCACCGTTAGGCCATTGCCAGATTTCCGATCCGAGGACGTAACGGACGTGCAGGCTTTGCAGGTGCTTCTCGGTCGAGGCCGAGCGGTTATGAATCAAGCAGCCATCCGCAAACCGTAGCGTCCCTGACTTGTCGTTGTCGTCGGCGCTCATCTGGGAACGGATGTCGGCCACCTGCTCGAACAGCGGACGCAGCTCATTCAGGGTAAACCCCTTGGCCTTATCCTGCGAGTCAAGGTAGATAGCCATCGACGCCCGGCGGTTCGCCATCAGGTAAGTCGCAATCAGTTTCAGCGTCAGCGTCTTCCCGCAGCCGATCGCCCAGGGCATGAACATACGGCTAGTAGTCGGCGCGTTGAAAATCCGCACCGCCTCAGCAATCCACGGCCAGCGCTTAGGGTTGTACCCGCCATCGAACACGCCAGCAGGAATCTTCTTAACGTTCTCCTTCAGGTACGCAACCGGGTCGCTCAAGGCCGACGGCCTGACTACCGCAAGTCCCTCCTGGAACAGTTCCTCAGCGTTCATGGCTTCGGCTCCTCGAACACTCCGGCTACGCGGGCGACTTTCTCGCGCGCTTCCCTTGCCCATTCGGTCAGCACGCCGATGGACTTGATAGGGTCCTTGGGATTGCAGTTCTCTCCACACTCAGAGCCGAGCGCGTCTAACCGCTCGACGATCAGGCCAGCCAGACGGAGCATCGCTTCACGCGCTTCGACCGCAGGAATCTGCTCGCGGCTGAACACGCTCCGGCGCTCCTGCTCCTCGCGTAGGGCACACGCTTGCTTCAAAGATTGATTATATGTGACCTGATATTTTCCAGCCTCGGCATCTCCAGCCCGGAGCATTCGTTCGTACTTCTCGCGAGCAAGCACGACTAGGCTTTCATGCTTGGCAATCGTCTCCGCAAAGTTCGCGTCGGGGATTCCCTCCACGTCTAGCTCGGGCCGCTCTTTTTTGGGTCGCCCTGTTTTGCGTGCCGAACCAGCCGGTTCAGAATCGGGGCTTTTTTGCTCGTTTTCAAAAGTCATGTTTTAAAAAACGACGGGGTGACAAGCCA